ATGCAGCATTGAGAGCTACGGTACCAGTGATTGGGAATTCCATAGCAACGCCGTTGCTGATGGTCTTTGAATCAACGAGTGACTCAAACATGTTGTATTCATCGTAAGCGTGAATGGTTTCACCAGACCAAATCGAAAGCCAGAGTTTATTCTGACCAGCGATTGGACCTGTGATTCCTGCTGCTACGTCTGATCTATATGGAAGATCTCCTGCTCCTACATCGTGTCCTGTACCTGGCATGTTTTATATCCTTATTATCTTAATGAATTGAAATCTGTTTTTGCCATTCGGGTTTCTACCGCTTGGCGGAATCGTGGATCACCCGCGAATCGGGGGTCTCTACGATCCTTATAAAATTCCGCTTTGGAAGCATACGCTCCAAGCGTTGGGGTAGCCGTCGTAGCACCAACCTTTTGGGATGATGGTGCCTTAACTGGCTCATTTGCGGTTGGTTTCTTTGCTGCTGCGGATTGATACTTAGCGTTCAATCCAAGCAAAGCTACCTCCCAAGAAGGTGAAGACAATGCGGCATTCACAGACTTCTGGTCTTCGGATGAAAGGTTCTTACTTGCCCAATCGAATACACGGGCGAGTTGATCCTTTCCTCCTACAACCTCTGCTGCGCTGCCGTATGCCTGTTGCAGACGGGCCTTCTGTCCCGCTAAGAAGTCATCAATAACGTAGTCTGGTAACTTTGTCTTCGTCTTGATTGCTTCACGTGACTCATTAGATAGAGTGCCGTTGACAGCAACTTCAGTTGAATACTTGTTCCATTCATCCTTAGTGAGAATTTCTGTCTGCTGTGGTGAAGGAGGTTGCTCCGGTAGCTTATCTGGAATGCGAAGTTCCTCCGGAATCACAGGAGCTGGGGCTTCCTTTGGTTGCTCTGGAGCTTCGGGTGTTGCTACTGGAATCTGCTTCTTAAGGTCAGAGATTTCCTGTCGAGCCTTGGTATACTCTTTTTGAGCAGACTTAAGGGCGTTGAACCAATCCCCGACAGACTTGAAGTTGTCTGGTACTTGGATTTGGTTTTGAATAACGTGTGTTTCAAACGCCTTAGCCTCGCGGTCAACAGGTGTTGAAACCGCTGATTGTTCCACTGCTTGTGGAGTCGTTGGTTCTGTGTTTTCCATAATTAACTTGTCGTAATAGTTACAGTTGGTTTAGTTTGACCAAAGTACCAAGCACCTCTTGTAGTTGGTCCTACTTGATACTTTGTTCCATCGGGTAGGTTAATGAAAGAATTGCCACTACCATCTATAATATGAGGAGGTACTGTAATTCTCCAAACATTTAGGCCCTTCTTTGGTCCGTGCTGAATTGTTCCACCCGTAACAATACCCTTGTCGGTTAAACAATCAGCTAATACATATCTATCTGGTGGGGCGTACTGATTACCAGTAGAGTCACATGGTCGTAAGCCACCGTTATCTGTAATTCGTTTAATCTCAACAAGAATATCAGATGGCAATACGTATGGGTTTTCTCCTTCTGGGATCTCACCCTCTCCGGGGAAAATGCAGAAAGGGTTGCAACCCAATAAAGCAAGGTGGTAATACAACTCAATGGCATAACGATCATCAAACCGATAGAATGATGGATTATACTGCCAGTGTGGTGTGCCTACCCATGCGGCCCAATCCCGTCTATAGTTTACTCTAGATGTTTCAACAGCCTCAGCAAGATCTCCCATGAAGGAGTACATGACGCGGCCAGCATCTCCGGCTAAAGCATTGGTTAAAACGCCGCCATCAGCTGGTCGAACAAAACCATATCTTTGAATATCAGTCGTTGGTGTTGGGTGATATCCAAAGACTGTTGGCATGTTGCTAGCGTATCCGTATAGCTCCGGCGCTCCTCGACAAAGAGGGTGTGCTAAATAGTTTTCTGCATAGTGTTGTGCGCGAATGAGCCAAGGAGTTTCCCACGGCTCTCCACCAATAACGCCGTAGTCAGAATAGAATCCAGTAAACCACGGCTTTTGAATGGTCTCTTTTAGAACTAACTCTACACGTTGTCGAATATGAACGCGGCCAATCATTCTTCGCCACGCATACCAGAGAGGATTTCTACTGGTAGTGTATGGAGAAATTCCCGGATTTTCTACTGTAATGTTCCAATCAGCGTATGCAGTCTGAACAGCCGATAGTGTATTAGCTATTGGAGAGGATGGTCTCGCAATGTTTGTGTAATAGACTAACAACTCTCTCATGCTTTGATTTGTAACCGGATCGCCATACAGTGGATTCTCAAAACGTGCGTCGTTTATCATAGAGAATGGTACTCTAGCATCCTTATCTGTCATCCAAGCTGGTGCAGTCCAACCAGCATCGGCTATAATTTGATTGCTGTTTAGCGCCCACAAACGCCACTGTTCTTGATCATCTATGATATAATCAAACGTTGCGTCGTTTGTTTCGCACAACTCTACCCACTTGGTCCACGTGGTTTTAAAGTCAACGGATTGGTGTAAACGTTGGAACGGGGAATTTATGAAAGTACCAGCAGCACCGTGTGCTGCCATTTGCTGTCCAAGTGTTTTATAGTAGTTACTGTTTGCGCGATCATTACCACCAAGAGTGTCATCCAACCAATACTGTGGCATGATAACACGTCTTCCCTTAGGGAATTGTTTAACCTTATCAATATAAGATGTTACAGCTGTTGGTAAGTTCGTTGTTCCGGTGTGGTCAGATCGACGTACTCCACCATTAAAAGTCTGAGGAGCCATCCAAACAACGGCTGGTGCTGCTGGACCTAAGCGACTTAGGTCTGTTTCTGTAAACCACGACACACCCCAGATAGCAAAAGATCTTGCATCCTCATACGCCGGAGTAGTAAAACTTGTTGGGTTATATGTAATAAAAGGCATATGGAATCCTAGCTAAAATTTATGGTTGTTGAGCTAAACACAACTGCTGGTCGTATTGCTGCCCGTAGACTTACGGTAAAGGATGGTACGGTAAACGTCGTAGTTTCATCCCACATGGGGGCGATTCGAATAAACCATCTGTTATTGGTTCCATTTCCGGTAGGAAATAGAATAGGATCACCAGAGTTTATATATTGGAATCCAGCAGCCAACGCGGCTGTTGGTGTTGCTGGTGCCGTAATTGATGCTGGATCTATTTTATATGCTATTCTAACCTGTGGTGGTACATCAAACAATAGAAAAAAGACCCACGGTATTGTCTGAATTCCTTCAAACCGAAGTTGAGCAGTTGCATAATTAAACGACCCGCCAGATGATGCAACTTCATTTAGTGGTGTTGAAAAAAATGTGTTACCCGTCGTTGTGGTGTTTTGTGTTGTAATCACATCTACTGGTTTTGTGATGACATCAATCATGTCTTTGCAGCCACAACGCATCATCGCACCACGAACAGCTTCATACGCATAGTAAAGATTTGGATAACGTCCAAGTAGGGTTGATTTATTTACGTAAGCAACAACTTCATCCGTGTCGATAACATACGTTACTCGATTTACGGACTTGATGTCGTTATTACTTGCACCAATAATTCTCATTGGGTTCATTGTAATTGTTGCTCCATGAGTGCGGGAACAGCGGCACTTGCTAAATCCTGAGCGGATGAAGCAATACCAGTACCAACAGCAGAAGCAGTATCTGCTTGTACTTGCATAGATTGAGCTGCCATTCTTTCCTGTGCAATTTCATCCTGAGACTTAACCCAGTTTCTTGCGTCAAACCCAAGGGCTGTAATAAGCGCACTGGAGTATGAGTCCCATTTAAAGGTAGCCAACGCATCTGGTGGAAGGTTACGAACCATCTCACCCATTTGCATAAGCTTCTGAAGATCGGAGTCACGGCTAAGTGCTTGAAGACCTGTTACAATATTGACGGTTAAGGTACCGTCGTTGTCAAAGAACTGTTCTGTTAGGCGTTCATCTAGAAGTTTATCTTCCAACATTTGTACAATGCAACGCTTGACGATTGGTTCCATAAGTGTACGTGCAATCGAAGAGAATGCACCACCAAGAACCGTTTCAAGTTCTTGTCCGATCATACGTACTGCTGTAGCGGTAACACGATCACCTGATGGAATTGCTTGACCAGTCATTAGGAATGCCTGACCAACCTCACGTCTCATGTTCTCGACAGCTTGAGCAGCTGCTGCTACCTGTGGTTGAATGGTTCCCGCTGGTGAGATGACAGAGATATCCGAAGCCTTTGCAGCAACGAATGATCCGTTTCTAACACCAGCTAGATCATCGACCTCTGTAATACCCTGAGGATCAACTGCGATCCAGAAAGCACTGGCAGCTGCCATGCCTTCGATCTGCGCTTTCGTATAAGCCTCAAGTGTATTGAGATCTCCAAGGATATCTTCGCAATGCGATCTGCCGTAGTTCTCGCCAGCGATGGCGTACCATCGAAGGACGGCCATAGGAACAACGAGATAGATACCAGACTCTATAACTTCACCCTCAGCATTCTCTTTCGAGTATGCCCATGTACCATCATCTTGACGAAGATACTGGCAGTAGTAGGTCTTGTAACCAACTCTGTGTTCGATGTCAGAGTACGATGAGTAATCAATAAACTCTGGATCATCTACCTCATACTCAAGGTGAATAACCTCAAGCACCTCACCCATGATATCTCTTTGTACGGAGTATTGGTCAAGGCGATAGATGGTAAAGAAGTAATCTGAATCCATTTCAATCAGCACGTCACCAGTAACGATGAGATGTTGAAGGGCTTGATATACAGTTTCTCTAAGGTTTGTAGAGGATAACTTATTGTATACTTGAAACGATAAGGTATCTAGGTATTGTTGAATTTCTGGCGGTGCCTGACTACCATCTCTTAGTTGAAATTTAAAGAATGGTGTATCATTCAAAGGCATTAATGCACTAAGGATTCGGCTTGCTAATCCCGTTACACCACGACTACCAACCGAAGAGTATGGTTGGGGTAATGACGTACCTTCACTCCATCCTTCTGGCGGAAGCAGTGTGGGTACGGTAACAGCTGAGCAATACCTTGCTCTGTTTAATTTAGTTTGCCGATTGCCGTGCATTCTCTGAAAGCGTTCGGCTAGTGTATTCATTGTGGCCTCTGGGTCGTTACACCCTTATTCAAGGCTTCAAAGAATGTGAGGGCCATAACACCCTTCTCCTTCTTTTCATCCATGCCCTCAGCTTCTTCGATCAATGACTGTTCGGCACGATCTGCTGAGGCTATCTTCTCCGCTTCTTGGGCAGCGAGTCGTTGCTTTTCGGCATCTTCTCTAGCCAAGCGTCTATTCTCTTCTTCTTCCGCCATGAGACGGCGGCGTTCTTCTTGTTCTTTTTGAAACTCCCGCTCTTCAGCGAGCAGCTCCTTCTGTTCTGCGGCGGTCATACCGCCAGAGATTTTTGGTGCGCCCATATTAGCTCCTTATAAGGGCCGCTCAACATATCCGGGACGTTTGGTACTCCCGATTGCTTCGGCACTTTCTAAAAGTTGTTGTTTAGATTCGTTAAACTCACGTTGTCTTCGTTCGTTTTCTTTAACAAGTTTATCTAACTCTTGTTGAGCAGATTTCTTTGCGGATGCTGATTGGGAACCAAAGACTTCCACATCAGTCATAGCCTTTGCGTAGTTACCCCAGTCCGGAAGTGCCGTGCTACGGTAGATTTCAGATGCCGGACGGCGTTCTCCCGTTTCTGTTAGAATTTTGAACATACTATTCTGACTTCTTCGGGCCGAAGATTTAAAACTACCACCTTCAGTCTGCATCTTAAACGATGGAAATCTCTTTCTAAAATCTTCTACAGAAGTTATCGCAGAAATTTCATCTAGTTGTTTTTGTTTTTCACTGCGGCTTAATAGATCACGACCTCTAGTAGCTGTCATGTTTTCAAGAAGTTGTTCTTTAGCAATACCAAGCCACTGATCTTCAGCAGCCTTATACTTTGCGTTATACTTCTCACGCATAGATTCTTCTTCGATCTTGGCAGCTTCAGTCTTTTCTAGATAACGTTGTGCAACGTCGTTATAGAAACGACTTAGTGGTGTGCTTTCTTCTCCCACAAAAGAAGTTTGTCGCAGTCTATTCGTGGCCTCATACAGAGAGGCAGTATCTGTCCTGCCTCCCTGCATAAACGCCTGTAGTGCTGCGTTATAGTTTACAAAAGGATCAGCCATTTGTCATATCCTCCTGTTGCTTTCTAACAACAGCTTCTAATTTTGATAATAGATCTAGCTTGCCAGCTTGGTAAGCAAGGCTACGAGCTAGATATTCACTTGTTTGGTTTGGATCGTACTGATTTGTCGGGGAAATCATTTCCCTCAGCAAAGGAATCCATTCGGGGTCTAGGTAGGGATACTTTGATTTCATTTAGTTCCTTCTCTAGAGCGGTCATCATATTATAAAGTTGGCGAGCAAGCCGACTAAACTCAGCTTCGGTCATTGGAAGACCACGCTCAAGTTTTACCTTTAGTGTTTCTTCGATCATACGATTGTGCAACCTCCTGCAGTACACGCTGGTTCGTGTGCTGCCTTTGTTTCATCTTCTTTTTCATACTGCTTTAAGAGAGAGAAATCGACCACGACCTTTGGGAAGTTATTGTATTCTTCTTCTGTGATTGGTTCAAATGGTGCTTGCTCATAGGTGTGTTCAGCCTTAGGCAAGAATGACACACCGGAAATATAATCAAACTGCTCATAGACCGATGCACCAAGTCGCAAGAACTCGTCATCGGTATAGTTAATTGTTACGGATGGTTTGTGTTCGCAGTAATAGTCTGCGTAGATTCTCCACAAAATCAAGTGCGTCTGTGCATCGAGGTCTTGGGTTGTCTTACATCCGGGTGCCGACTTCATAGCAAAGGAGAAGACAGCGGTTGAGTCTGGGTTGTTTACACAATCCTCTACTGGTACGCCTTGATCCTTCATCAAGTGATACATCGGATCTTTCTTATCCAAGCGAACACGTCGAATGTAGTATGGTGCGTATGGTGGGTGAATACCAGACGAGCAACCAGCCAAGCATGAAGTTGTACCTTCTGGCTTGACGCAAGTAATAGCCTTGCTTGGTTCCGTGTCTAGCTTGTTAGCCCACTCAACGTTGATGTCTTGTGCTGCATCTCTGATGTCCTGCAAGAAGCCAATGAGATCCATTGGGCTTGTCTGTCCCGCAGTAAACATGTTATCAAAGATGCCAGTCATGCTGACACCAAGCAAGCGTTCTTCTTCACAGTTCTTCTTCCACTCTTCCCGTAGGTATGGGAAGTAGGTGAACTTCGATTGAACGGTACCGATGATGGTGGCCTGTTCAATCTTGCGTCGAATAGCCTTCTTGCTATCGTTTGGTCTTACGACAATAGTCGATAGATTGCAGAACTCCATTGGTCTTAGGATGATCTCAGAACATGGGTTGGTTCCAAGATAGACACCCTCTGGTACTCCACGACCAACACGTGAGCAAACTGTCTGAAGAGCTTCACGGTTAAGGATGCCGCGTTCTCCACTAAATGAATTATACAATGAAGACCACTCTTGCATGAACTTACCAAGGCTTGGTTTCTCCGCATAAACTGCGGAGTTGTTTGCAAGGGCGCGGTACGAGTGGCTTTGCCACCAGTTACCACTCTTGCAATCTGCCATCTCTTTGTCCTCAAGATCGCTGAGGGAGATCATCGCAGAGCGACGAACACCACCAACAATAACTGACTGAGCAATGACGCAGCAGATATCGTGGCATTCAAGACTTGTTAAGCGTCTACCCTTAGCCTTATAGAAAGAGTTAACGATGAACTTGAACACGGCCTCAAGTGGTCCGGGGCCAGATGCTCTGCCACCGAATGTCTTGAGACGTGCGCCAGCGGGACGTACCAGTGTAGTATCCCACGTTGGATGGACGCCATGATAAAGACAGATCAAGAGATCCTTAAGTGCATCGCACCAACCTTCTCTTGAGTCTTCTACCGTGATGACGGTATCTGGCTTACGTTCGATTGTTGATGGTACCTGTGGAAGCTTACCGATACAACGTCGTTCAACGCTGTAGCCAACACCAGTACCACACATCAAGATATATTGAAGTTCGGCAAATGACTCAACAGAGTCAATCTCTAGATAAGAGCAATTATAAAGAGCGGTGTGGTCACGATCCAAGGCGGGGCCAGCGGTCATCAACGCTCGCATGGATGGGAATACTTCCCGATCCAACACGGCTTGCTTGATGTCTGGTCTTTCCTTAAGAACTGGTTCCTTGTTTGTGAAATAATTCCACCAACGATCAACAGTTTCTTCCCAAGTCTCTCGACGTTGTTCAGATTCAATCCATCGGGCGTATCGACTAAGAGCAATAAAATTCTCAAATGTATTCATAATTACTTTACGTTAGTTGAGCCAAAGCCACCGTCATTTCTGAGTGTCTGGCTAAGTTCCTCAACGGTTACAAAGGACGGTGCAAAGAAGGGAGTGAATAAAAGTTGTGCAATACGGTCGCCATCCTCAACGACAAATGTATTGGTTCCTTCATTACGAAGTAGAACTTTAATCTCGCCACGATAGTCTGGGTCAATAAGACCTGGTGTGTTTGCTACGGTAATACCATGCTTGGCCGCAAGGCCAGACCTTGGTAAGACCAAAGCGCAAACGTTTTCTGGAAGAGCTAACTGAACACCAGTAGAAACCATAACCGTTTCATTAGGCTTGATCTTTATTGGTTCATAGATGTCTGCCCGTAGGTCAAACCCAGCTGCTGCTTGGGTTCCCCTAGAGGGATAGCCATGTCTTCCTGTTTTAATGTACACGTCTGTGTCTTTCACAAAGACGGAACTTGTTGATGTATAGTTATTAGGGTTGTCAAAGGTTGTTGTATTAGTATTATATTCGGTCATCTTCTTGTTTCCTAGCTCTAACTCAGGGACTACTCGTATGGGTGCCATGGGGTATTCTCCCCATCCCGTAGAATGCGGACACAGCGTCCCATTGCTACAGCATCCTCAAGGGTATACGGCTTGCCGTCCTTGTCGCTACGGGTCTCGTAGAGGCTCAGGACGAGGGCGGTATGGTTCTTGGGGTGGGTGGAATTCAGAAGCTTCTCAGCCTTCTTGGGGCCAAGCTTCCAAATACCCCCGATATTATCGGTCGAATCTCCTGTGATCCATTGCCGATGGAACCAAAAGTCTGCGTCAGAAACTGAGGTATATTCTATCTCAGTCTCTGGGTCATCCAAGTTCAGCCGTGGCTTCCACGAATAGCCGGGAACTTGTTGTAAATCCTTGTCGATAGTTACACAAATTGCTTTGAACCCAGACTTAGCAATACCCATCAGGTCATCGGCCTCAAGTCGTGGTTCACTGGTTGTCTTATAGTTATCTCGTAAGAAAGCAATAGCGTCGGATAGACAATCAGGTGATGGTCTACCTTCTCTGTGTTCTTTGTAACTGGGAAGGTAATCCTTGCGGATGTTATCCTTACGTGAACAAGATATAGCGATTGTGATATCGGTAATTCCCGGAGGTGTCCACCGTTTAACGTCATCAATCAATCGTCTATCTAACCACTCAGCTCCCTCTTGGTCTGCCCAGAAGGCAGCACGATACGCAATGATGTCTCCATCTAAGATTGCACGATCAATACCAAGCTTCAAGGAAACAACCTTTCTCTGCTGCTATCTTAAACCATTTGTTTAATTGTTGCAGCTCTTCGTTAGATATTTGTACACGTCTATTCGCTACGCTAGAGATGTGGGCAAAGGTATACTCATTCAAGAGACGTGAGATATCTTGAACAGTACCATTCTTAAGTTGGTGATACAATGTATAACCAGTGGTCTGCTTAATAACTTCATCGTAGTATCGACCACGAATCCAGTTATCTGTTCCCTTTGTTCCACGGACAAGGAGATCAGTACCAGAGAACCAATCCTCTGGTGCCTCTCTAAACTCTCCTTGTTCGTAACCAATCATTGCAATGGTATCAAGACTCATTCTTCATCGTCTCCAAACAGCTCTTCAAAGAACTCATCTAGATTCATTGGCTCATCCTTCTTTGTCTTTACACAGCCAAGGCAATCACAAGACATATAGGCATGGGGGTCAAGACCCAACCAAGTAGGGAGACGTGCGCTTAACTTGGAATGAAGAAGCTTAGTGTCGCCTTCGTTCTTGATAACCCAGTCAAACATCTGAACGTAGTCCTTATCTCCATCCTCGAATCGGTTTGCCATCTCTTCTGATTCATGCTTACGCCAATCAGCATTCTGATCTTCTAGGTCTCTTGAACCACGGCTGATGAAGACGGTAACGGCTCCATTCGTCCGACCGAAGTTAAGTTCGTTAAGGTACCGACAATCGTCAACGATGATTACAGTTTCTTTCCAAAGCTTGTCTTCGTCTTGTGCTGCCTTTGCATCCTTGATCGCTGCTTCTTTCCAAGCATTCTTAAATAAGTTCAACCAGTAATCTGGATCTTCCTTGCGCTTGGATTCACCAACGTCTTGACAATAGGCACGATACTCTAGTGGCTTAGTTGCCTTGTCAAACCCGGCAGCTAATGCCTCATCCTTAATAGCCTTAGCGAAGGGGAGGATGATTGGTTTGAAGTCACACTTCTTTGCAAATGCTGCAATAAATTCAGCAGCTGTAGTCTTACCGACTCTCGCTTGGCCGGACAATAAGATGGTTATCATTGAATCTCCTATACAACTCTGCTGGTGTAAAGCAGTCTTCGATATTAAAGAAAGAACAAACGTGTGTTGTGCAATTCCGTGGTCTTGTTAGACTAAGGAATCGCCCAACAAAGTAATGGAAAATCATATCCCAAGCATTACTGTCGGTATATGATGATGCCCCCGTTATAGCATCCTCAAGTGACATATCCTCAGTGATCCACATTTCTGTTCGACCGATGAGGACAGCACCCAAACCTTGTAAGGTTTCTAGATTGTATAGTTTACTGACTGGTACTATACGACCATCCCATTCTTGTTTTGCACTACAGATTACAAAGTGGTACTCCTTGCCGCCAGCCTCAAGGATGAGGCCAGCGTGTGTTACATGGCTACCATTAAGAATCTTAGCCAACAATCCCAAATACCTACCCTGAATCTTACTGAAGTCGTAGAATCCGACAGATGCGTTAGTGAGTTTGTGACCAGTTGTTTCCAATTTTATACTCCGCGTTGATTGGCATACCGATAGCAAGTCTAGTACCCGCTTCGATTGCCGCATTAGTAACTATCTTGCCAGCCTCTTCAGCAATCGCTGATGGGCAGGAGAACTGAAGTTCGTCATGCACATACGCTAGTTGCTTGACAACGTTAGCACCAAATCGTTCCCTCAGTCTGGTGTTAGCAAGGATCATCCAGTACTTAGATACCACAGCACCACTACCTTGCAATAAGGTATTGAGTGCGGCGTGTGCGCTACGTACTGGTGCATAGCGACCGTCAACTAACTTAACCGCACTACGCTTGGCTACTTGAAACTCAACATCTTGCTTGACCTTAGCAAGTGCTGGCAACTCTCGAAGAAACTTCTCCTTGAGTGCTGCACCCTGCTTAGATGAACCTTCGATGATCTTACCAATCTTTGCATCGCCAGCCCCATACAAGAAGCCGTAGATAAAAGTCTTGGCATTGTTACGAGTAGGTAGACCAGCCTTCTGTTGGTTGTGGGTGTGAATGTCTCCGTTAAGAATAACGTCGGCATACGCACCCTTGTCGTATGGTGCCATGTAGTGGGCAAGCATACGCAACTCAAGGCCACTAAGGTCTGACCCAAGTAACACCTCGCCATCGTGTGGAATCCATAACTCTCTGGCACGGTGATCGCCAGACACCTGTGCAACGTTTGGTTGCGAGTGTGTGCAGCGACCAGTAGCAGCACCCTGTACGTTTACAAAGCCGTGGATACGACCGTCTCGACTGTACGAGGAGCGACTAACCCAATCGTCTACCTGACCCATAAGCTTCTGAACATCGAAGTACTCGACAAGCTTCTTGGCTTCTGGATAATCAAGTTGACTGAGGATTGTGGCATCCACGTTGGGATTACCATTCTCTGTCTTTGGTGCTGACCAACCATACTTCTCATACAACCGCTCAGCAATCTGCTTGCGAGAGCCGGGATTAAAAGCCTCAACGGAATCCTTGAGACGCTTTCCCGTCTTCTCTGAGTAACGCTCAGTAACCTTGTCTGGGAAGATGGTACGCATTTCATCTTCAACAGATGCCTTGAACATCAACAGATCATGTTGTAGTTTCTCAGCAGCCTTGATGTCGAAGTTGAAACCATTGGCTTGCTGCTGTGCAACAACAGCACTAGCAAGAAACTCAAGCTGAACAATCTTCTCATACTTGTTATCAGCAATCCACTTCTGTTGGTGGTTGTAGATGTGATGTGCAACGTGTACGTCCTGAATGCAGTACGTAATCATGTCATCCGTCAACTCCTCCCATGTACCTTGATAATTAATCTTCTCATTACCAAGGTGCTTACCCCAACACTCAAGCGAGTTACCACCAAGCGGGTGATTTGTAAGATCTGGATACATCAGTTTACTAACAACCAGTGAGTCGTAGATCTTAGCGGTACCCTTGTACCCAAGCATACGCTTAAGACATTCAAGATCGAAACCATAGAGATTGTGTCCAATGAGTTGCGTTGCCTTGTTGAGATACGCATCGAAGGTCTCATCAAACACAGTCCATGTTCGAACCTCTCCGCTATCAATATCCTTTGTAACAACAACGTGAACTTTTGTACACTCCTTGACAGGTCTACCCTTATTGTCGAGGGTCAACTCCATCAAGGCATTCGATTCGATGTCGATAACCAAGCGCATTAAATCTAGTATCTCTTTCTGCCAACATCTCGTCGGCAAGGTTACAAATCTCTTTTATGGTTTTAGGTTTAGCTGCATCCCGTGTTGTGCCGGGATGTAAAGACATACCCAAGATCGACGCGGCATACATATCCCAAGCCATCATTCGCATGACTTCATGCTGTTCCATTTTGAATAGGTTGGAAGACAACCTCTCCTTCGTCGTTGGTTGCCCAATCAACTTCTTGCAAACGACCAGTTGTTCTGTCGTAGAACAAAGCACTAGCGATGCCAGCACGACCAGTCAAGCGATTCTTAAGAACACGAATGATGGTTGTGTTGGCTAGGGTCTGGTCTTGATTCTGTCTATCGCGTTCAAGAGCGATGACCGTATTAGGTACAGATGCCAAAGCACCAGAACCACGAAGATCCTGAAGCGTAATTCTATCGCCTTCTTCATAAGCCTTATCCGTCTTCTTGAGTTGCGAAACGATATCGACGTGAACACCAGTACGAACAGCGAGAGATCGTAGTTCCTTCATAAGCGTGTCGATAATGATACGCTCCGAACCACCACCCTCAATGTCCTTGTCGGATGTTCCCATTAACCCAGCCGCTGCTGCTGTGATGTGGTCGAGGACAATCACGTCTACCTTCAGAGACACAGCCATGTACTCCATGCGAGCAAGCAAGTTAGCCATAGCGTTGTTGCCAAGGTGATCGTAGATGTACATGTTGGTGGCAGACAGCTTCTTCTTAGCCTCTAAGTATTCGTCAGTAGAGAAGTCGTTGGTCAACAACTCAATGTCGATTGGCGGCTTACCCATACGGACACGAAGATCATTCATCATCTTCGCTGCATTGATAGCACGAACTGGCTTGTTAATCATAAGCGAGATCATGTCATCCATAGTTTCTTGAGGGGATTCCTCAAGCATGATAGCACCAACAGATCGACCTTCTTCAAGGTGGTGATACATCAACTCACGAAGGATGGTTGACTTACCAGAACCCGTACCTGATGCCCACAATGTAATCTCGCCTGATCGTTGTCCGATGAGGAACTCAGACAACTTGTCAAACGGGAAGGGGTAAACCCTAGCCTGAAGACTATCGGTAGACTCTACAATCTTAGAGATGTGAAGAATCTCATCGGGGCTATAGACCTGTGCTTCCCAGATCGCAGACACAACAGCCTTGCCTTGGTTTGTGACCAAGCATTCGTTTGCATCCTTGAGTGGAAGCTTGGCAATCTTACACTTGCCAGGTGGAAGAATCTCACTGATAGCCTTGGCCGCATCTTGACCCGCGTCATCCATATCAAAGCAGAGGACAACCTCTTGGTAAGAAGAGACGAACTCAAGGTTATCCTTGATAGCCTTGAGTGCTGATTGCGCTCCGTTAGGAACAGACACAACAGGCCAAGTACCACCAAGCAATTGACACACGGTCATGCAGTCGATCTCACCTTCGGTGATAACCAACCGCTTACCTGACATCTTCCACAGATGTTGACCGAAGAGTTGAACACTCTTGGGTGAACCCTTCCAAGCGAATTGCTTGTTGGGTCCACGGATATGTTGAGCAACCAACTCACCTTCTGTGGAGAAGTAGTTGGCAATCTCGACATCGTTGTTGTTTACGTGTGCAACTTGATAACCAAATTGCCGACACGTCTTCTCCTCAATGCGTCGATGACTGAGGTCGGAGAAGGTACCATTCAGTTTGTTAAAGTTAGAAGTACTAGGTTCGGCTGACATTTTGTTTCCTTTGTGATATCCGCAGCAATAGCAGTGTACGTGACCGTCACTATAGACGGCAAGATTATCTCCGCTGTTGTCACCGCCCATTGCGGCACACTTGGGACAACGATCTCTCGAAACTACAGTAGACTCATTCAAGGTTTCCATTTAGTTCTTTCTTATAGCACACGATCTCGCCTGTTGCAATATCGTGTAGAAAATCTAACAGGCCATCAATCCTTGCTTCCTCGTCGGTAAGCAAACTGTATGGCAGACCACTCTCAATTAGTTCGATCTGTTCCTTTAGAAGAGTTACATTAATGTTTGCGCGTTTCATAGCCTCACAAAAACTCCATCCTGATTTGTATACCAGACATCTTTAAAAACCTCCGACACCCACCCAAGACAATATGGGCAGGGCTTAGACATACCAACAGAACCCGTTGGCGTGATCCGCATGTTTATCAACGTACACTCCTTTGCGATTGACTTGTCGATTGCCATGAAGGCAGCAAGTTCAGAGTGAATTGTTGGATATTTATAGCCAAGCTTCTTTGCCTTGGGGTGTGTCTTCTTTCTATTCTCCTCGCCACAGGCCATGATCTTATTACCATGCAACACAACAGAATAGTGTGTTCGTTCCTTTGGTGGAAACAACCGTGCGAGTTTCAGTAGATCATTCAGATTGAACGCCATAGTTCGTCAATGCTCTCCATGAAAGTGGAAAGTACTTGTCACATATTGAACCGATTGCGGTAGCATAACTTCGAACCTCAACTTGAGAGTGTGAATCTGCTCGAAGATTATACATACGAGACCACGCATACAATGATCCAGTCCAGATCCATTCAGTCATCATGGCTTGTGGAAGAATTGCACGTGCTTGTTCTGGGCAGATGTTATCCTTTAACATATCACTATAGATACTAGCCGCTTGCTTACACAAAGTATCAAGTTGTGTCTTATAGAGTTGAGAGTAATAATTGACTGTGTTGGATGACCCCTGCTTTACGTTGTCTGCCTTATCTCTAAACTCGTCTGGAGTCCAAAACTCTGGGTCGCTTGAGACGTATCGACGTGATACTTCATTCCAAGAGAAACCAACCTGATGCTTTGCCAGTTGACGTGCGATAAAGATTGGTGCTGTTACGCGAACCTTTAGGACACAATGCGAGAAGGGACTCCAGTGATTGTGTCTTGCCAAGTAATTAATCAGTCTCTCGTTCTGCGTAACAGTAAACAGATCAGCTGTCTTGTTCATGCTCACGCGAGCAGCATCACACACAGACTCATCACAACCCATATGATCTACGTAAGTTAACATTTATCCTCCAACCCCACAGGCCCAAGCGACCTGTGGGGTTTTGTTAGTTTGCTTAGCGGCGACGCTTAGCAACAAGTCCTGCTAAACCAAGCAGCGCAATCGCTGCGGGTGATGGTGCTGAAAGAACGAATGCACCACCAGCGGTATTACCAATAGATGGTGGCAATGGACGCCACGATCCCCAACCACCCGGACCAAACGGAGATGTTTGCCAGAAGTTGTTTGAGTCCGCACCTTGAGACCACACAAACTGATCTCCGTTTGCGTCCTCAAGATTAACACCAATGTTCATTGCATAACTACCAGAGGCAAGTTGAGCAACAAAAGGAACGTAAAACTCATAGACGGGTTGACCAAAGAAGTTTGCATCACCTGTCTTATTGATCTCTACATTTGATATATCAACGGTTGTCGTATAGACAATACCGTTAAAGTCAGCATCCCAAACATTAATCTCGAATGAGGTAAAGTTTGATACGCCTTGGTCATTGAATCCGTTGGATGAACCCCACCACTTGAGGGATGAGGTTGTATACGAATCCTCTAAATCAAAAAGCTGTGCGCCACTCTGTGCATAGGTGTATGCACCATCAGACGAGAAGGCATCTGAGTAGAACCCAATAGTCTCTACTACTGGGTTATTAACAACAACGAACTCTGCTGATGCTGAACCAGCCACAACCAAACTAAGCAAACCGATCACATTCTTCATTCTAAAATCTCCTACATATCCCTAAAAGTTTTAGGGAACGAACTACACATTCCCTTAGAATTAATTACGCCAACTCTTTCCCTGCAATACGATGTACACCTCTTCAATTAACTTGGCAAGCTCCTCTGCGTTGCCTTTCCTAGTCTTGGGATTATAGTAACCATCCCAATCAGCCAAGAGGATAGAGGCATTGTAAATACGTTGCTGAAGAATCTCTAGTTTAATTTCAGGATCTTCAATATCATGGTAATCCATTGGTCTTTTTCTCCTTGAAGCCCAAGTCGTTTGGTTCATCTGGTGGAAAGTGTACTGTCTTAGGCATCGCCATCCTCTTACTTAATAGAGTCTCGAAGCTTCTTGATAACAGACTTCGTTTCAGCGACACGACGCTTCTCGTCTTCCGCCTTCTTGATATCGGCAAGCGAGTGTTGCCATGCTGATACCTCACGAACAACTGCACTGATTCGGTTGTTAAGACCCTGTTCTGTTGTTGCCTTGAGTTCGTACATCAGTTCATAGTTTTCTTCAACCTCTTTTCGAAGCTTTGCAATCTCGTTATCTTGCATCTTCCACTGTATAACTACGCTACCAATAACCAACACCGCGCCACCAATAAAAATAATAGTATCCATAGGTTTCCTTTCTAGCATCCCTGAGTGGACTCGAACCACTGACCATTCGCTTAGAAGGCGAATGCTCTATCCAACTGAGCTACAGGGATAATTTATTTATTCGATGATGTTTAAGGTATCAGTATCGAAATCAATTACTTCAAGAATTGTTTCAGAAATATCTGATGCCTTGACGCATTCAACACGGGATTGTTTAAACAACAGAGACGGATCTTCTTGAATTTGTTTGAAGATCTTTGTCGGCTTATCATCATCGTCTATGTCGAACGACCACGTTTCATAGCGACGATAGACGATCTCAACTGTTACACTCATCACGTCTGCCATTCGAAGCCCTCCACAATTTGTGTTACCTTTTCAGCAAAGTCATCAGACATCACAAGATCTGCGTCATACTTTGTCCACAAGATATCTGGGTTGCGCTTCAAGTCTTCTTCAAGTTGAGCAACATCAGTGTCTTTAGAAATGGGGAATGACCATGTTTCCGAAACGTTCCTAACTAACTCAATTGTCACGCTGTACATTCGTTGCATATGATCTCCTTTAATACCACAGGTGGGACTCGAACCCACACTACACAGATTTTAAGTCTATTGACTCTGCCATTGGTCTACTGTGGCTTATAGTAGAAGGGGTGGGAGTCGAACCCACATGAGCGCGATTATAAGTCACGACCTTTTACCAAATCTATCAGGCACCCTTCCATGAACGTGCGTTGGAGAGCCGCACCCCTCTGTTACATTAGAAGATTGGGTCGTTGGTGTTCAACGCACGGATGATCTGTTCAAGATCGTCAAGGTAAACCTTGCATGTGCATGTGGTTCCATATTCCATAACAGAAACAGTAACCTTCATGCTATCTTCTTCACACCGTTCGATGACAACAGCAGCCTTGCTATTGTCTTCGCTGCTATACATTGTTCCAGTAAGCTTCCAATCAGACATCTTGAATCTCCACAGTAAAGTAGCCAGTGGACTTGGCCCACTCTTTAGTTGCTTCTACGAATATGATCTGACGGTCATCTGTCCACAGGCGACCGTTCATTAGATCAAACACAGACTTAAGGTAGTTGTCGATATCAGGTCGGGGATAATCCAGTTTACTGGACTTGGGCTTATCGACATAGAGTTGAACGTACACACGTAGATTCTTATCTGTTGGTTCGTATCCCTCTAATACTTTTTCAATTACAGGCACGGCCTGTTCTCGAAACTCTTTATAAGTTCCAGTATAGTAACTGCCCCACTTACTCACCCGTGGCCGTGATGCAGCCACAGGTGAGATTGGGAACTTCCACTTCATTAGAATGGAATCTCGTCATCCGTAATTCCAGCAGGAGTTGGGGAAGCCTCAGTCGGCTTGCTTGTTGTTGGTGCATCGACGTGCGTCCCAACAAACCCTCCCTCAACAGGTGCGAAACCATTGGTCTTCTTCTCCATCGTAGCATTCTTCTGAACGATCTGAACACCGTTGAGATAGAACGACATAGACTTACTTGCACCCTTGGTGATAACAACAGGGGCAAGCTTAAGACGAACAACGTCTTCACCGAATGGAACAACATCGGTAAAGTTACCAGTTGCATCTTGGCAAGGATATGCACCCTTGTCAACGTGAGACTTGCTCTTGAACTTGATGGTCTTAACACCATCCTTTTCGTAGGTACCGTTTACCTTCTTCACACCATTGTCCTTAGCAATCTGCATAAGTGATTGCTCAAACTCTGGAGTCAATACCACGGTGATGTTGTGGTTGGCAGACGCATCTCCGAACATGGTATCAGGCTTAAGAAGATTGCTCCACTTAACAGTAAGATTGGTGGTGATAAAGTTCTTGATACGATCAGCCATTGCTTGGTGTCTCCGTAGAAAGGGTGTCGATGTTGATGATTACTACACCAACCTGATTACTAAGTTCGTTGGCAAAATCACGGATTCGATTGATGTCCGTCTGCATTGCTGTCAGGTAAGTCCGAAGATCGCTGACGGCTACCACTTGATTCTGAACTTGTTCTTCCATTATTCAATAACTCCGATAGA